CCATATCTTTACTTGTTACCCTGTCGAGACCAGGTCATCCCCATCAGAAGCATACTTCGTCCTGCAGTACGACCCTTTTCACAAGGAGTGGCACGGTCTGCAAATATGCTTCTGGTGGAGATGGAGGGAATCGAACCCTCGTCCAGAATACTTTTCATTCAACTTCATACGATCATATTACTCTTTAGAATCTACTAAAACACATCTTGCTACTATATTCGTTTTATTATGAACTATAGACATTGCTGCTTCCCAACATTCTTCAAACCTATCATAAGTCTTCCATCTATTTTCTTGTAGGTGGCCAGATATAAAAAATGTTACGTATAAAGCATAGAGCATAATAGACTTTTGATTTAATTATTATAAGCTAATTTAGAATGTAAATCAATATCTTACTTGTGAATTTGGTAGATTTACTTCGGTACCCGACGAAACTATACAGATTCTCTTTTGATCTTTCGAGAGCAACGTAACTGTGTAAGTACCTTTTTCTCTATTTACAAATACTACCATATTAAGATTCGATACGCCGAACTGCTCTTGTAAATTATCTTTACCAGTAAGGAAAGGTTTTTCGTTATAACTAGCAATTAACTCTAAATTTGTATCTAGAGGGCCGCAGACTACTGGTAATTCATGTACTGGCTGCGAGCTCGCTAAACCTGGAATTAGACTCATACAAATCGCGGTAATACAAAAGATCTTTGACATAAGTGTCTCTCTTTTCAATAAAGACCTGTGGCTCTTCATCTTCCACAGCTATAGCAATAACTGTCTGAGACACCGGTATTTTAAAACATTCTTCAAACATAATAGCGTAGGCTGAGCATTGCATGAAGTAATTTTTGATATAACTTCTATCCTTTGGCTTTGCTGCTGTCTTAAAGTCAATAACAGATAACTTACCATCAAATTCACCTATACAATCTACAGTACCGGCTATTCTAAGATGATCCGAATACATTTTTGTTTCTTGAACATGAATATTATTAATTCTATGAAGAACGTGCTTAAACCTAACAAACATCTCCTTATCTAAAGGGGTCTTAAAGTCAGGTTGTTCATTATTTAGGTATCTCTCACATAAGGAATGAATGCGTGTACCTCGAGAAGATGCGGTACGAGAGATGCGACTAGCTTCTTCATTGCCTACTCGCTTCCTCCATTCCATTATACCTTGTCTACTATACTCAGATAAAACAGTTGTAATAGAAGGATACTTATTACCCTCTGGTGTTACGTAATGTCTAACACCACCCTCATTCAACTGCGTTAACTTAGGTACCTTATGGTCTAACTTTACATGATTAAACATAATTTACTTTTAATGACTTCCTGAAAGAACTGCTACTGCGTGATTATAATGTTTGATACGATCTTCTAAACCAATAAAACCACCATTGATTTTTTTAGTCATTGTTTTAATATCTTGTACATCTGCTAATTCATTAAGTTTATTTTTATGCCAGAACCAACAAGCCGAATGAGTAGCGTAATACGGGTCAAGTAACATATCAGGATCTTCAATTAATGTACTATCCTGAAATAAGACCTGCGAGCAAGCTTTATAGTTATCTTTGCCAGTTAGTTGAAGCAAGCCTCTACCCCTGAACTTATACCCTTCCCCTGTCTCTTCTGCTCCATTACCCATTCTACCCCCATATGCTTTATTAGCAATCTTTTGGGAATTACCAGCGTATTGTTCAGCAATACCAGCAGGAAAACGTTGAGGCCATAACTTAGTTAAAGTAACTGCCTTATATTTTAAGTTTTCTTCTAATGTAGAGAAGCCACCTGATTCATGCGCACATTGAGCAATAAATGCGGCCACTCTATTTACTGTAGTAATACCATACTGGGGTAGTGCTTCTTCTAAACTCTCAAACCAAGAATCAGAACCACCGATTGCTCTTGGTATAAGTTGCCGTACTTGATCTGCCGTAAAGTTAAAATCAAAACTCATATTTACTCCTTTATTGTAAAGCTACTACCGCATCCACATGAAGCAGTAGCATTTGGATTATTTATTTTAAATTGACCCCCGGTCAGAGTATTCTCATAATCAACAGAGGCTCCTTCAAGATATTGCATCGACATAGCATCTACTAAAAATTTAAATCTTTCACTAGGTACTTGGAAATCATCTTCATTCTGCATATCATCTAAAGTAAATCCATAAGAAAACCCAGAACAACCTCCCCCCTGAACGAAGACTCGCAAAGCTATATCCGGGTTAGACTCTTCTGATAAAATACTAAGAACTTTATTTTGAGCTGACTCTGTAAGAGTAATCATTCTTTTATTAAATCCTCGTGTTTAATTTTAGCCATAATATAGTCACGTACTAAAGAACTTCTCACAATATCTTCTACTTCAAATTCAATTCTTGTAAATGCATTCATATGGTATGCAATATCGAAAAACTTTAGTATACCTGATTTATCATTACTTTTACGTAAGTCAGTTTGTCTATAATCACCGCACCAAATAATTTTTGATCTAGTCCCAACTCGGGTCATTACTGTATCGATCTCTTCAAAATTCATATTCTGCATTTCATCTACAATAATAATAGCATCATCAAACGACATACCTCTAATAAACGAGGTAGAGATAAACTCAATATGATTTTGTTCTACTAGACGATCATACGCGTCTTTTCTATCAAATAATGTAGTACAGATTTGATGGTACGGTTGTTGATATATATCTAATTTTTCGTCGATGTCTCCGGGTAAGTGTCCCATGTCTCTAGACTGAACCGCCGATCTAACTATAATAATTTTATTGAATGGGTTTGATTTATCTAATACTTCTTCTAATGCTTTATATAATGCAATAAAAGATTTACCGGTACCTGCTACCCCGTGTAATGCAATAAAATAATCTCCTCGTTTATCCTTTCTCCCCAATTTTTTCTGGTTCGGTGTTAATGGATCAAATGTCTTAAGGTTGTCTATTTTTAATCTAAGTGTATTGTTTCTATTTACTATGGGCTTCTCATTGTTGTCGGGGACTATTGCGAGCTTAGATACTCTTTTATTGGACATATTACCCTTTGAAGAAAAAAAAGGACTACATTGAAACGTAGTCCTTTGGTTGTTTAATAAACATTACTGATTGCTTCATTTTCTAGATAATTTACTATCTAGATTACTTCTATAGTTAGCTGCATGTATCTTAGATAGGACTTCGTTAAACCCTGAATCTGGTCTACGTATTCCTAATTTTACAGAGTCTCCCATTGCTGCAGCATAACCTGGTTCATGATACCGTTCTAGCTGTTTATTATTTTCTAAAAACGTATCGTATTCTGAGATTCGAAAAGTATGCTTCTCAATCTCATTAGTCTTTTTATTAATGAAAGTATATATTGGCATCTGTTATTTATATCATTCAAATAGTATATGGTCACTAATATATATCTCAAATGTAGCTGTTGGAGTTTTAGCTAGTACCATACTCTTAGCTAATTCTACATCCTCCAAGGTTTTAAAAGCACCAATATGAACAGATTTTTTAAAGCGGCCTAGTTTATCTACCGTCTTATGTTCCAGTATATAGGTACTACGCATCTTCATTTACGATATCAACGACACCATCAAATACATACCCACATCCCTTTAAGAACTGCTCAATATCTGCTAGGACCTCAGGTAAGAACTCTCTATCACACGTATAAGTATTTTTTTCTCCAGTTACATGTTCGCAAATATAAGTAAATTTAGACATTTGCATTCCCTAGAGTAGTTTCACCAGTAAGCTGTTCATACATAGTTTCAAATTCCTCATGATCAGCTACTTCTTTAGAGAAATTCTGTTTATAATAAGTAACAGCTAGACGCCGAAACGTTTTTTTACTAAGCTCATATTCCTCACAAATATTATTAATTGCTTCTTTAATAAAATCTCGCTCACCCTGTGTTCGAGCCATGGATGCAGATAGCTCATCCATACATTTTTTGATTGCTTTACGCGCTGCTGGGTCTGAAGGAAGACTCATATTATACCTCATGTAGTTAAAAAAATTATCGTCTCATACGGGATACTTCTACTGCACTCTCACCATTAAAGATAGGAACCAAATTAGACTTATGCATAGTAGCAATACCGATTATC